CGTCGGGCACAGAGACGAGAATCGAATCGGACCTTTCTTCGGATATCACAGCAGTGGTTCCGGATGTAGTTCCTATAATCGACTCCGATTCAATAAACGGACCATTTGAAACATTATTGAAAAACAGTTCGATCTGTTCGGGTGTTCGTGAATCAAAAGAAACATTGACCGTAAAATCATCGTCTTCGTTTGCATCTGTTGGAGTGATTGTCACTTCTTGCGACGCGAGTGGAAGACCGGAAAGAGTCATGTCGACGTCGGATATGTTTGTTTGTGTCGAACGAATCACTGACCCAGAATCTGACAGCGGACCATAGTATTTAATACGAGTATCGAATGTAAGTGTATAGATCAGAGAGCGACGAGACTCGAACTCACCCTCATAATCATCAGAAAGATCAACACCGGTCAGAACAAACGGCATGTCCGACTTAAAGTTATTTTCTACCTCGTTAACCGTTACACTGTACTCTGGTTGAAAGAACGGAAGTATCTGTTCAAGAATCTGCAGAGCATCGTCGGTGTGTTTCGACATTATGCTAAGTTCAAACGACAGATTATATGTCGATGGATAGAACATCGTTCTCCTTGATGTCGAAGATGTTCCGGGCACATTAAGTTTAGTACCTCGAGTAAGGCGAGTCGACTCGTCGTAGCTAAGAGAAGTGATCTGAAACGACATACGAGGTAGTTTAATCGCCAATCGAGGATCACTGAGGTTTGCCTCCTGTCGAATACGTGCAAGAAACTTTTCTCGAGGACCGTATGACAAGGGCACCTTGATCTGCTGGAGTGCATTACCTGACCCGTCACGCTTTACGACGGTCAGATTATTGAACAATGTTCCAAATACCGAAACGGCTCGGCGAGTGTGTTCGTTATAGAAATGATCACCAAACATATAATTAATCTTCTAACCTTGGATCGCCGAATGGATTTTCCTGACTGAAATCAAGAATCTGATCCGCGTCGATCTCGTACTGCGTATTGTCGGCAAACTCATCCCCATCGTCCGAGATATACTTATCTTCGATATCATTAAGATCGTATACTTTAAGCACAGACCATCCCGTGTCATTCTCGTCATCAACTAAAAAGATGTTACCGAGTGACGGGTCAAAGGATCGCAACTCACCGTCCGTGGATGACACTCCGACGAGCGAAAGATCGGCCTCACTTTCTTGACCAGAGTCTGCTTCTTGTGTCTCAACAAAATCTGCAACTTCACCGTGTACAACGATAAGTTCTTGATCAGATGATTCTTCTTGTATGAACTGAAAGACTTCGGTACCGGGTTCGAATCCGTCCGATCCGCCGCTAATCGACAGTACCGTACGAGATGCATGATCGCGCTCGAATTGATCGACGTTACTGTATCCGGTATCGAACTGTTCGGAACCCGATTCGTATAGTTCGCAACGCAGTTCGTATATCGGAAGATCACTAAGACGATAGAACGGTTTCTCATGTTCTACAAACTTAATCTCAAACAGAGAATTCGCAAGAGGAAGATAGATTAAATCACCCTCTCTGGGTCGTTCATCCTCGAGAGAATTCACATCTACCTCGACCAGTTGCTGAAATCTTCGTCTTGCAACAATGAATGTTGCTTGGTCTCGAATCTCTAAACCAAACTTAGATAAGAGAGTGCCTTCTCCTTCAAATCCTTGTGTGTCCGCAATGTACATCTCGACCGCGTATGCATCACGAAATCGAGAGTACTCCTCGTTAAGTATCTCGTCGTTGCTTACCTCCGACCGTGGCAGATAAAGAACATCCTGCCCATACACACGAAGACCCTCGATAATGATATCTTCGTATAGGTTTTGTTCTGATCGAACTGCAGGAGAGAAGAATACATTCGTAGGACACATTACATTATTTTCCAAACATTTTATTTATAAAGAAGGGAATGATCTATCATATCCTATGGTGTACTTTAAAAAACGGTAGTTATCTGTGCTTTTTGGTGAGTAATTCGAGTAGATATTATTTGTTGGAAAACAGATAGCATGCCCTTTTTTGGGTTTAAAGGACTCTTCTAAATGAGGGAATATTACTTTGCGATTATCACAGCTGTTCAAAAACAGAATTATTGTCAAAACATTTATATGAATCTCAAAATTATGATCCATTGTTATATTAAAGTAATTGTTGGATTCTATACATTTAAATTCACAAGGACTGCTTATATAGTCTAAGCGTTTTATACCATAGTTAAGCATACCCGAAGGGTTTAATGTAGTTTTTATAAAGTTATCATTAATAAAATCGTAGACAGACAAAACTTCACTATAAGATTTTGCAATGCCCGTAACTTCAACATTAGTTTTGTCTTTATCTTTTGTAAATAAAGCGCCTTTCTTTTTTGGAAGATTTAAAGTGTTTTTGATTAATTTACTTTCAAGTCGCTTAGTTTCATTTTTGGAAAGACATCCATCTATATATGTAATCATTATTTTTTACCTAACCTACATGAAAGTCTATAGGGAACTCATATTTAAGTTGCATTTCTTCTTCGATCTGCCTTATCTCTTCCATTGCTTCATCAAACAACTGCTGACCATTGAGAGTAACACCACCCGGCAACTCCATACCCTCAAACTTTTTAAGGTTGACACCCCATTGGCGTTTCAATAATGCAGTAAGATATCGTTTTAAGAAAAGATCATTGTAAACCCTTGTGCTTTCGTCTGGATTAATGATACGATATGCTTCAACAACAAGATACTCACCGACTTGAAGATAACGATCAAGTTCGACGTTTAGGTACAACCGATTTTGATGTCTTGCGAACTCGACCTGCGGCGTACCATTAATCATCATGTCGACAGTGTTGATGTACTTCTGAACATGTACATAATTCGCTAGATTACCCGAGAACCCGAGGTTATACATATCATTGAGCGACATCTGATATCGCGCATCAAACATATTAACCGACGAGTTCTCAAAGGTAAACGGCAATACTCGTACGACCGTCAGGATCGAGTCAGGAATCGAGATGTACTCATTGTCTACGTCTTCTTGTGTTAACTCGTGTTTAAAAAAATCACGATAGATTCCATCGGAATGATACTCGCGATAGAACTGAATCGCCTCATCGACTCTATCCTCGATCTGATCCTCATCAACGTTAATCTCAAGAACGGGAGCACCGAGATTGCGAAGACAGTAATCTATAAGAGACTGCCTTGAGTTTGGTATCACTTACTCGCCCTTACAATGTGTTTTCGGTGTTTGTTTCGCCATCGCTCTCAAGATCTTCTTCGTACTCTTCAACAGCATCACTCGGCATTGTTAAATTAAATGTATCCTCAGTGTAGATACCAGATTCATTACACCAGATATTGACTCTAATGTCCGCATCCCTAATTAATATTTGATCAGGATCTAATGTTTCCGAATCTATAAAGTTTTGATCGGTTTTTATAATCTTGTTGCCTGGTATCGGTAAATCATTTTCTTTAATAAGATTATCATTAACAAATAACTGATAACCAAAAGAAAGATCGCTAAACACTATACGTTCTGAACCATTATAAAACCCAATAAGTATATTGGGTCCGGTCTCATACGGGTCAAAATTGCATTCCCATTTTCTTAAAGTAAGATTGCATTGTAAATATATCATTAGTGTTGTTCCTTTAATAATAAATAATAAGTTATTCGGGATATGTAATGCACACTCTACCGTTTCCGCCATTACCGCCGCCCTGAGCGTTACCGTAACTTCCGCCTCCTCCTGCGCCTATTTGATTGGTACCAGAGTTTCCACTACCTTGATCACTGCTGTTTCCACCACCAGAGCTGCCACCAGACGCAGATCTCCATTCAGCACCAGCTCCGCCTCCTCCTAGTTGAAAGGCACTACCATATATCAAGTCGGTAGTAATTCCGTTACCACCGTTACCAGCATTATCTCCATTGGCATTGTTCCCTGCATTAGCAGATCCGCCGCCGCCACCGCCGGCTTGAGTAGTGGCATTTCCTCCGGGATTTCCTATTCCAGCAGAAGTATTATTACCTCGATTCCCCGCATTATTGAAATCGCCGCCGCCTCCGCCGCCGGATCCACCATCCTGTCCATCCCCACCGCCGTTACCTCCGGATCCGCCGCCAATAACACTTAGTCCGACTACACTAGATGTCCCACCTCGATTAAAGCTGTTACCACTTCCGCCGCTGCCAACTGTTATTGTATATGTACCAGAATTAATTTGGGTATTATTACTTATTAATACACCACCGGCACCGCCGCCGCCGCTATCCTCGCTGGAGCCGCCGGTGTCACCGCCAC